CAAATTTATCGCCATGGATTTCACGCGATTTACGAATAAACTCTTCTATAGTACCCCGTTGGTTATCGTGAACTTTTTTCATACTACATTTGCGACAACCATCTCCTCTAGATAAATGTTTATTTGGAGTTACTCGAAAATCCACATTGCATTCATTACACGTTATAATTACCTTTTCCATCGTTTTTACATATATTGTTTTATCATAACTATATTTAATACCATGTTTTTGTATCGATTTTTGAACGAATAGTTCAGTCATGAATTCTGTATAATAATACCAAATATTTTATATCAATTTTTATTATAAATTTGATATAAAATAACAGATTATTATGTAAAATAACAGACTACTGAATAATCTGTTATTCGCCTATGTTTATTGTTCCAATTGTCGATTATGTGACACAACCTACCATATGTATGGTAACAAATATGATATAAAACACTATTTAAATATAGAGCATCATATATATTATACAATGACTCATACACTCGATTACTGGTCACAATATTTACAACCTGACGATTATGAGTATGTAATCGAATATGTAGAAAATATTAAAAATAATAGAAAAAATGATAAAATGATGATTCTTTCTGGTCCAGGAAGATCCGGTAAAAGTACGTTGATTCGAGATATTTTTTCTTATATTGGAAAAGACGAATGTATATATTGCGGTCAGGATGGAAGTGAAATATATGGTCCATTATACAAGTTATGGAATGTATGTGATATTAGCGACCAAACCAAAAAAAAAACAATTCAATTATTTGAAAATTTAATTGATTATAACCAATCTATCATATCGGACACACCACACGTTGAACGAGTAAATTCACGTATTCTTGCAAAATCAAGAATTATACGAATGGAGCACGTATTTTAAACCTACAAATTCAATAAACAAACTCCTTTCAGTGGTTCGTCCTTTTTTTTAATTTTCTTTATGCTTTTTTCATTGTCTTTGGGATCATATAATGTTTCCCATGTATTATTAAAATAATCGGCATTGTTACTGGATATGATATTATATTTTTGTTTGATATAATATTGTCGTCGTTTTAACCATTGTTTTTCAAAGATATCATGACTATCTATGATGTCTATCACTAATGGGTTCGTATGTTTTGTTCTCAATATTCTACCAACTGATTGACATACATCTGTCTTAGGACTAGCCATGATAAGCGTGGTTAATGTTTTTATATCGAGGCCTTCTGATGCCATGGCATAGGTTGCAATGATTACTTTTTTTGATTCGCTTATTTTCAGATGTTCTTCTTTCATACCCCCTACATAATATCCGACTGTAGCAATGGCTCTATGTTCAATCGCTTTATACAAATAAGTGAGTAACGATTTATTATGAGCCAAAATCATAATTTGTTGTTCTGAGTTTATTTTTAATTCCTCTTCTAATATGTTCAAGATGAATTCGGAACGACGATTATAATTACATAATTTGGAAATCATTGTACTATATAATGGATTCCCGCGATAATCGTATTTTATTTCATTAAACTCTTCATCGTTTACTTTATAATTAATTGCCTTCACAATGACCTTATGTTCAGATGTATCGGTTTTTTCTTTGTGAATTATACCACCTAAAAACATCTTAAATACTTTTGTCAGACCATCTTTTCTCTGCATCGTCCCAGACAATCCTAGAGTATAATTCGTCTGTATTTTCAGCATGGATCGACTAAATGTCTCTGCTCCTAGGTGATGAGTTTCATCGTAGATGGATATTCCAAAGCAATCAAATAAGGATTCTGGATACTCTTTTTGTGATAACGATTGAAGCATACCGATGACAATGTCTTTATTCTCAATATCGATAATTTGACCTTGAATTTTTCCAACTCTGGCATTCGGGAGGAACTGTTCTATTCTTTCTATCCATTGATTCAATAAGAATGATTTATGAACAATAACGAGAGCCTTCTTCTTTAATTGAGATATTATATATAATGCCATTACTGTTTTACCTTTACCCGGATCAACATCCAATAGCCCACCACCACTGTCTTTAACAAAATTAATGTATTTATTGACAATGTTCGTTTGATATTCCCTCATTTCGCCATTAAATTTAATGTCAATGTCATCGCCCTTTGGTAGTTTATTATCATGTATTTCGCCGAAATTGTCTTGGCCAAAATACCTTGGTAAATAGAACTTATTCGGCGACTCACGATATATTGGAAATGGTTCTGGTTGAGCTGGCGATTTAGGAAGATACGGTTTTACAGTCAATTCATTTCGTATAAATTGCTGTTCTTTGCTCTCCAAATCTTTTTTATAAATAGTATATCCCTTTTTTCCTAAGTATGACATGATTATATTAAATGATATTGTGATATGTTTATTCAATTTTATGCGAAACTATTTAGATTATGCCAAAATAAAAAAATATAATAATATGATATATGGAATTGTTGAATAAACTTATGAAGCCAAATAATCGTCACCATCAATTATTGTTGATTGTTATGGTAATATATATTATGTTTAATATACAAACACCTCAATTATTAGCACCGGTTATTGATAATATTTATGGAAATATTAGCGTGTTAGTTGTCGCTGTATATTTGATTATGAAAGTTAGTCCCATTGTCGGCATTGTTGCATTATATGCAGCATACGAATTGATTCAGCGTTCAAGTGGTATGACTGGTTCAGCTGGTATTCAAAAATATTTACCTAGTCAATTAACACAAAATAGACATTTGAGTGCGTTTAATCAGTTCCCCATTACTTTAGAGGAGGAGGTAGTGAAACAGATGGCGCCGTTGGTTGAGACAAATGGTCCTACTCATTTACAATACATACCTGCGTCAGATAATACCTATAGTGCCATGTCTATTACAGATACATCATCCATCATGTAATATGTATCTAGATATGATTATCTAGTAATATAAATTATTCATAATTATTATTTTTATAATTATGAACATCTAATACACACTAAACATAAGTGTGTATGTTTAGCTACTTGGACCAGGAGGTGAAGACGATGATGTATTCTCAAATAGATACATGGCTAAATAATATATAATATATCCGACAGCTAGTCCAAGTAGTGTATACAAATATGGTGCTAACTTTTCGAAATCAATACCAATATTATCCGATTCGGACGAACTAGAATTGCCATCCGCCATATTCATATCCACTAATATATTCCCACCTGAATCGACTGGTTGACAATCGATGAATATATCATCATTGCTGTTTTTTGAATTTGCTCCATTTTTATTATAAAATACATTATTTTCGTTTATTTTACATTCTGTATTATCGGTTATTTGTTTTAACTTTTCTAATACATCATTGGGAATATTCAAAGCATTGTCAACAGCATATACTATATAGTTATAGCTTCCATTACATGGGTCATATGGCAATGTCCCTGTGTAAGAAAAATATCCTTTGGACTGGGGAATAAAATTAGATAAATTGAAATCACCCATTGACAATGTAACAGATTCGTCTACTGATGGAATTCTTGAAGCCGATTCTGTTATCATATTTGCTAATTGAGAAGACCCTTTGTCTGTTTTTCCACCTACCATAAATGGAACTGATACAATTAAATTCTTACCAGGTCCATTGTGTATGATAAGTATTTCACCATCAGCGTTTGTTCCCTTGTACTGATGTAATGATGGTTGATATACACGAATCTCTTGAACATTATATTTTTCATCATTATAAGTAACTGGGTTATACTTTCCTGAATAATTTAAGGATAAATATGCCTGTTTGTTAGTTACGTTGGGTGAGTATACATTATAATTATAATTATAGTCGCATTTCAATACACATGGTCCCATGATGCTATCCATTGAAATATTAACTGGGGATGTGGCTTTTGGACAATTGATTGAATTTACATTACTTGTACTATTTGAATTAAGTTGTTTTACTTTGCTCAACATATTAATATAACATAACAAAATAAAAAGATCCCAAATACTTTTTCTAAAACTAGTATATACACTATTCCCAATGAAACTTTCTAAAAATAGAGTAAATAAAATAAAACTTAGGAAGAACCATTCGAGAAAAAAAGGTGCTTTTAGAAAGAAAAGTAGATATGAAAATTCAAAGAAAAAAGGCAAACAGTTGGTAAATATCAGAAGAAAGACAATGAAAAAATATAAGAGTACTAGTAAACAAGATATTGTTCATGTTGGTGGATATACTCCAGCACAAATGAAGCGTAGAACTACCCAGGCAAAAAAAAAACAGGAGAAGGATGCACAGCGTGAACGGAGAAATGAAATGGAAGCCAAAGAGAAAAGTGCACAACTAGCAAAAGATGCCAAAGAGGAATTTGAACAACGGGCCATGAAAAAGGCTGATGCTGATGCTAAGAAGGAGACTGATGCTAAGAAGGATGCTGATGCTAAGAAGGAGACTGATGCTAAGAAGGAGGCTGATGCTATTGTTAAGAAGGAGACTGATGCTAAGAAGGATGCTGATGCTAAGAAGGAGACTGATGCTAAGAAGGAGACTGATGCTAAGAAGGAGACTGATGCTAAGAAGGAGACTGATGCTAAGAAGGAGACTGATGCTATTGTTAAGAAGGATACCAAAATAGATAATACTCGTGGTGTAAAGCAAAACCCATTCACAGTCGCATCGCACTTACAACCAAGTCCTAACCAGATAATGCCTATTCGTCCACTACCTGCACCTCGTAGAACAATTCCAAGTCCTTCGCCCCAATTGTCTAGCCAATCAAACAATAAAAATGGTATAATTTCTGATTCTAATCTCAATGAAACAATAACGACGACTGGAACGGCGACTGGAACGGCGACTGGAACGAAATCTGACATTGAATCTAGAGTCGAATCGATATCCACACCGTCACAAGAACAATCTCATAAAAAAGATGTAAACGATGATAATTGTAATAATTGTGATGATATTATAGTAAGAATAAATGATAAAAAATATACAGATGACATAAAACAAATAGATTTAAGTATATTTGTACCCTCCAAAAATAGCCGAGTAATTATAAGAAATTATGCGAAGGATACAAAATCTGAATTAGTAGAAGGGTTATCTGATTTTAGTGAAATTAATGTTGATGCTGGTAAAGATACTGACACTGGTAAAGATACTGATGTTGGTAAAGATACTGACACTGGTAAAGATACTGACACTGGTAAAGATACTGATGCTGGTAAAGATACTGACACTGGTAAAGATACTGATGTTGTTAAGAGTGATGCCAATATTAGACAAATTCCCGAAACCGACAATTTGTGAAACTCATCGATTACTAGCATATAAGTAACGAATAAATAAAAATTGATTACAGAATTCGTTTAATATAATCTACAACTATATTAAACGAATAAAATGATAATGCAATATCTAATGAATATTTATGATTACATTATAAGTCTCATCTCCTCATCTTCGTCTAGACCAACTATAAAACATAAAAATAGTGAGGATATATCAGATGATGATGTTGAAGAAACCACCTTACTTAAAACAAGTCAAAATGTCAAAGAAATTAGATCAAACATACCAATATCCCGATCAAAAATACCAATACCACTATCCCGACCAAAAAAAACACATATTCCTTTCGAAAAATATCCAACTTATCAATGTGGGCATTGTGGTAATTTGATTCAAATGCCACAATATTTATTTCAAGATGTGGTGTTTTGTAGCATTATGTGTCGAACCCACCATATATCGGTCATTCAAAATACGAAACAAAATGCATGTGTTTGAAACTAACTAAAAATATTCAAATGGGTAGAATAGATATTTGCCGAATAATAATATTCGTTTTTTTAATATTGACTCACTTACACAAAGGGAAGATATTGCATAGTGGCATTATCGTACATGGTTACTTGGAATGTCGCATTTAGACCATCTACATAAACACTATCACCATTGGATATCTCATCACATCCATATTCATTTGTACAACTACGAGATTTGAAAGAAACTGGTAATTTGATTTGATTATTTTGGTCACTCATGGTATAATATTGCCATTTATCACGACCGACATATCGTGGGCGACCCATTAGAGGTAATAGCATTTCAGGACCTGACATTCTTTTTAAAAGTCCGACTTGACGATAATTTGTGTCGACAGCTCTTGTATTAATATTAATCGGTATCCCACCGCGAATATCATTTGACATAATTACGCGTTCATCTTTAAGAGGTGGTGTGTAAGGGTTCATTAGTACATCGTTTTGGACATTGGAAAATGAGTATGATGGACGAGGAAACAGACCCGACATGGAAAACAAAGAATCGTTTGACGTGTTGTTGTGATTATGTCCACGTCCATCTCTTGGACCCTGTCTATCAACCGGTTCTCTGGTTGTTTCGGCATCTCCGCGATTATTGGCATATACATAATAAATAACTATGATGAGGGATATTATAATAAAAGTAAGTGTAAAATTTTCAAAACATATTACACCTGGTGGGCATTTTGACATATTATATATTATAAGTTGATAATAATATATAATTAGAGTCGTTGAGATTTGTCGAATTATATTGTTAAAAATGATATGTCGTTGGATAAATAATTTATTCTTTCTTTCCTCCCAAATTAGAAAGCATACTTCCAATACCATCTAAACTACTTAAATCTAATTTACTCATTAAATTCTCGGCGGTTGCTATAAAAGGCTCCATTCCTTTAATATTATCAAGTAACTTAGTTTGATTCTTTAATAGATTTTCTGTTTGATCAGTTAGACCTTTAATACCTTCATTGCCAATCATACCTTCCAAATTCTTATAAGCATTTTCTAAATTCTCTGCTTGGCTAACAAACATATCAGACTTATTTGTTTTCTTTGGTTCTTCTGCACCATCCACTTCTTCTTTACCTCCTTTTTTCTTATCACTGGTAGATTTATTCGCAATTGTAGGTTTCTTCTCAAATCCTTCCTTATGGTCTATA